GATCACTATAGCTACTATCACGTACAGCAACTACAGCATAGCTTCCGTTTTTACCAACAGAGCTAGCTGGGCCACCTGTGCCAGGATTGATTTTAGTTGGGTCTGTAATTATCAATGGTACTTTATTTGTAAATGTTTGGCCGCCGGTAACACTGATAGCATCGCCGTTCCACTCAAAAATACCCCATTTAGTATTGTCGGTGTCTAACCAGTATGTGCCGTTATTTGGATCAGCTGATGGAGGTTCTACCGACGCATTTAACTGATTTAAGTCTACATCAGCACGTACAACAAATGCACGATTGCTTACACCTAATAGACTGTAAGCTGCTTGTAGTCCATATTCGTTCTGCTCGCCAGCGTGAATAGGATTATTATTGGAATCAGTTTTAAATACCGGATCACCAAATGTATCAGCTAGATCTTTCTGACTGGTCAGTAAATAAACTTGGCCGGCGTTAGCCTTTAATGTTCCAGGAGCAATACCGTCTCCTGCGCCGTTGGATTTGTTTTCAGCTGAAGTGACAACAATTAAAGGTACTGTGCCCGGTTCTGCTGGTGTGTAAAACGATTCGTCAATGACTTTGACTTCTACGCCTGGTGAACTTAATGCCATATTAGCTTCTCCTAAGGGTTCATGTTCTGTTAATATTATTTAGCGAGATTTGGCAAAATGAATAGCTTATAAGTAGATAAAAAGGGGTCAAAAAGGTGTGCATAAATAAGTTTATGCCAAGACCTTTGTGTATTTGTGGATTTAGACCTGCCGCTGTTAACTATAAAAAGAACGGCAGAACTTATTATAGAAAAAAATGCGAAGTATGCCTTAAAGGCGGCATTTCTACAGGGATACCAAAGTGGTATCAAGACGGCTTTAGATTAAAGCCAGTATGCGATAAGTGCGGATTTAAAAGCAAGCACCTTGAACAGTTTAATGTATTTCATGTAGACGGAAATCTAAAAAATACTCGCCCAACTAATCTAAAAATTGTTTGTGCTAACTGTCAAAGACTATTGTCAAAAGAAGGGTTTAATTGGAAACAGGGTGCTCTTCAACCAGACATCTAATTTGACTGTATAAATCGTCGATAGTAGTATCGTTGTATACCACAGTGTCAATTTTGCCGCCAACCCATGCTGTTTCCGAAGCATGAATTTTTCTTTGTTCCATACGAGCTCTACTAATAGCCCAACTCATGTTTGTGGGTCCCGAGTTCATGTTAACAGCATCGTCGTACCATTCGGGATCTTCCCCACGTTTGATACGTACTACAATGCCGCCGGCATTGTGTATAGCTTTGATCTCATTAGGAAAACGCACGTCTGAAATAACAATATTATCTGTAGTTTTACGCATTTTATTCTCAAGACTAGCGATCCAGATGTCGTCGTGAAATCCGTTTCTACAGACTTCAGTACCCCAATATTGTAAAATCCAGCGGGGTGTAATATCACGTCCTAATCTAGTACTCCACCACTCATCTTTTTGTTCGCGCCATTCACGAGCTTCTTTAGTACGGCCTTCTAAGAGAACTCGATCCCAACCAAATACTGCGGCTACCGCATCTTTGAGTGTATTGGCAAATGAGTCTCTTCGAAATCCGTGAAAGTTAACCAAATAATCTGCGGCAGTATCTTTGCCTGAACCAATAAATCCAACGAAGCCAATGATCATAGTATCTCCTGCTGATACTATATTTTATACGATTTTACAAGTTTGTCAACTTTTTATATGCCATATTTGTTACGCTTTGGTTTAGCAACTGGACTAGTTTTATTTGTAGTGTCTAATTCTTTGCTGTTCATATCACCGTGGTTTATGTCATGATAATTAGCGCCTGCGGCCTGATAAGCCAATTTGAGCATGTCAGCTTCTTCTTTAGTGTAAGGAAACGAAGCTTTCTTTTTACCAATCCAGCTTTTAGCATCGATGTCGGGTTTCTTTTTACCGTCAGTACTAGCCACTGCCATGCCTACTCGAAATTGAACATAGTCACTGTTAGCTCTTTCAGCATCGCTAAATGTGTGTACTCCACGAGTTGGCTGGTTTTGACGTTTAGTCATTTTAGCCTGTTTAATCTTAGCTTCGTTGATAACTTCGTAAACTTTCATAGTTAACCTATAACAAATGTCATAGGTGTTCCGCCAGTGACAAATGTATCTAATTCTTTATCTAATTTTTCAATTTCTTCTTTACTAGCAGATTTTAAGTCACCGCCGTTTAGCTGTGCGCCGCCACTTGGACCGGCAATTTGAGAAAATTTACTACGTGCTTCGCCTAGTATACCTTTGCATACTGCCAGTGTATAGTCTTTAATCCATTGGCCTGCATACAAATCTGTAAGAAGATTAAAATCTGGTCTATAATTATGGCAACGTAGCATAATTACTTCACCTTCTGTAAAAGGACGCTGTAAAATTCTTAGTGTATGACTTTGTTGAATCCACTGAAATTCAATGTAACTGCCAAACATTTTACCTACCATTTCCTGGTAACTAGCAAACATATAATAGGTAGCAATGCCACCAAGCATAGTACTGTTTAAAAGATAAGTGTTTGTATAGGCTAGATTAAAAGGTTCAAAATTAGTACCTGTTCCACCACCGGTTCTTGATCCTAGTGTTCTACGAAATACACTTTGTACTGCAATAATCTCATCGGGTAACTTATAGTCGTTTTTGTCTTTTTCTAGTTCTAAAAACATGTAACTTTCTTCTACAGCATGACTACTACGCTGTCTAAATCTAGTAATTGTTTTGTTTAATGCTGTTTCGTAATGAACAGGGTCAAGTTCAACATCAATCATGCCGTCGGCCAGCATGGTACGCACATAATCGTATACTTTTTGACGTTCATCTTGTGGATTAACTTGTGACATTTTGCTCTCCCTATATATTTATCGATAAATATTGTACTATGCCGCGTTTATCACTTTACCGCCCCGAAAAGGGCAACGACTACAAATTTATAGATCGTCAAGCTAGCGAAATGTTTCAGGTTGGGGGTACAGACCTATATTTGCACAAATATTTAGGTCCTAGGAACCCAACAGAAGCAGAAGCCACTGCGGATCAACCGCAATACGATGCTATAAAAGAAACAAATATACAAGATTTGTTGTTTTTAGAAAATAGAGACAAAAAATACGATCCGTCAATTTATAGAATTCGTGGTATTTACAATGTACAAGACATAGACTTTAATTTAAGTCAATTTGGACTTTTTATTGACAACGATACATTATACATGACTGTGCATATCAATGATTTTATCCGCACAATTGGACGTAAACCTTTGAGCGGTGACGTTATTGAATTACCTCATTTAAAAGATGAATTTGCTTTAAATGATATTGATGTTAGTTTACCTCGATACTTTGTTATAAGCGATGTAGGCCGTGCTGCTGAAGGTTTTAGTCCTACTTGGTATCCGCATCTATATAGATTAAAATTATCTAAGATAGTTGATAGTCAACAGTATAAAGATATATTTGATCAAAAGATCGTTGATCCAGTAACAGGTGAAGAAACTAATACCACATTAAAAGATATATTAAGTACCCATGCTAAAGAACTTGAAATTAATGATAATTTAATTTTACAAGCTGAAGCTGATGCACCAAAAAGCGGTTACGAAACACAACACTTTTATACATTAGCAGTTGACGAAAGAGGAAATGCTGCATTAAGAACTGCTGATGAAACAGATATTGATGCCAGTGAAACTGGATACGATGCTAGTCTAACTACTAGTAGACCTCAGCGTACAGGTTATACCGGATACCTACTTGGAGATGGAGTACCTCCTAATGGAGCTGAGTTTGGCCATGGAATAACTTTTCCTAACAATCCTGTCGAAGGTGATTTCTTTTTACGCACTGATATGTTACCTAATAGACTGTTTAGATACGACGGTTCTCGCTGGATACGCAAAGAAGATGCGGTACGTCATACACTAACAAATACTGATACACGAAATACTCAAAAAACTGGATTTATCAATAATAACAATAAAACTGGAACTAATTTTATAACTTCAGATATTGTTAAAATTGTCAGTCAAACTACATCATATCTTACCACAGTAACTTATGCTGCTGGAATGTATGCTACTGCAACTAAAAATAACGAAATAATTCCAACAGTAACAGTTACTAGTGGTCTTGGCGGCAAAGCACAACTTAATTTTAGTGAGATTGTTGAAGCTAATGCTCAAATTGAATGGAAACTATACAATAGTTCTATTGCACAAAAGCAGAGTCTTAGTAAAGCTCTTAGACCAAAGGCAGATTTATAATGCAATTTTTTTACGACGGACAAATAAGACGATATCTGCTTCAAGTTATTCGTTTAATGAGTAATTTTGTAGTAAAATACGGAGACGGAACACTAGTACGTGTGCCAGTAATGTACGGCGATGCTGAACGACAAGCAGCACATATTATAAAACAAAATTCTGAAAACACAGTATTGTCTGCGCCGCGAATTAGTGTATACATAACTGATCTAGAATTAGACACTAACAGACTAGCTGATTCTAGTTATGTTGGTAAAGTACATATTAGAGAACGTGCAGTAGACGAAATTACAGGCGAGTACATTAATACCCAAGGCGATAATTATACTGTTGAAAGATTAATGCCAACGCCGTATAAATTAAGTTTAAAAGTAGATATATGGAGTTCTAGCACTGATCAAAAACTACAGCTTCTTGAACAAATTTTAATGTTGTTTAATCCAAGTTTAGAAATACAAACAACAGACAACTATATTGATTGGACTAGTCTAAGTGTAGTAGATTTAACTGGCGTTACTTTTAGTTCAAGATCTATTCCAGTTGGCACTG